AAATCAAAACTATATATTCCATTTGGGGTGGAATTAATGTATAATGGTATTTCGTTTTTTTCTTTATATGTTGTAAGTAGAAAATTATATTTTGAATATTCTAACATTAGTTGATTGTAATGCTTATTCCTACATTTTAATTCGATACGTAAATTATATTTAGGAGAAAAACAATCCCATTTTGAGAATTGAATTTCGCTTTTTTCTAAGTCTTTTAAATATGTTAGTTTTAATAAATTGAACAATTGGCTTTCATTCATAATTGTTTTATCTTTTCCTTATAGGTTTTAATTATTTCCTTTAGTTCGTCTTTTGTAAACTTTCGTGTTTTATGACCTTCCGATTCCAAAAGTGTTAATTGTTCTTCTCCTATCTTGTTAATTAATCCTTTGCGATATTCGATTAGATTACCTGAAAGATAGGTGTTACAATGTTCGCATTGAAGATGGACATTCAATTCATTAAAACGAACGTTCCAATGGTTATTAGCATTGAAGTAATGTCCTGCGTTTTCTTTTAATGGTTTCTTTTGGCAGCTTATGCAGTTTTGTCCTTTGTCTCTTAGTCGAATATATTTATTGAAGATTATTTGAGCAGCTTTAATTAGTTCTTGAACTGTCTCTAAGTCATTTTTCATTTTAGCTTTCGTCTTTTTCCAAACTTTCTCTTTTTCAGATTCTACCCAAACACGAACGCATTTAGATTCTAAACAATACTTTTGATTAAAGCGGATAGGTTCGAACTTCTCTTTGCAGTTTTTACACTTCATAATCAAATAGTGATGTTTGATTTATATTCGTCTTTTTGTATATATTCAAAGCTGTTTCAAGTATTGTTTTTCCAACTTCAAAATCTACTAAGTTACGAGCCATTTTAGTTCTACTTTGTTCGCCTTTATATTGTGAAAAATCATATTGATGAAATTCGCAAAGTTTTTTAAACTCATCATTAACTTGACCACCAATTATTCCTTTTGATTCTTTTCTATCTATCTCATTAGGCAATAAAAAGTTTGTCCAATATAAATGCCTTCCACGTTTTTGTCCGGGTATTAATGGCTCGTAGTATGGAATGACATTTTCAACACAATATTTGCCTTCAAAATGATGTTTAAGAAAAATAATTTCTTGGTATAACATCATATTAGGATATTCCGGGACATAAAAATCTTGGTTCTTTTGAGTAAATCGAACCTTTGAATGCGTAGGACAAGGTGGCGAACTCCAAATAAAATCAAATTCTTTGTAATGGTCTAACAAATATTGGTGCGCGTCTGCAACTATTACTTTGTCATTTGGAAAACGCTCTTGGTATAAACGTGCTGCTTCCGGGTCAAGTTCTACTGCTGTTATTTCTAAGTTATCAGCTACTTCGTCCCACTTGTAACGATTGCCACCTAAACAAGCGTATAAATTTAATATTCTATATTTCATAATTATAAGGTTATATCTTTAAATTCTAATTGTTTTTTTAAGGTTTCTACCTGATATTTCTCTTCCTGAAGCAATCGCTCTAAACGAAAACACGATTGTAATGCACTTCTATATTCTTTTTCCATTGTTGCGTAAACTAAACTTATTTCTTGTAAGTCTACTAAGGTTCTTTCCATTGAGTCTATTATGTCTTTTCTATTAGGGTGATTCGTCTTTATCTCCTCTAGACTTAGTTTAACTTTTAAGAAAGTTGTTTGTATCGCTGCTTTGGCTGATATAATATTCAATTCGTCCATATTTCCGTGTTTTTGTATGATATACTATTCAAAAAGGATTGTTTTTTAACTTTTCAGAAAACGAAAGTAATTCTTTTCCGTTAACTATATCGGGTTGGTTTAAAGGTAATTCTTTAGGTTTAATCGTTTCGTGTTTTCTTTGAGCGTAAACTTTGTTTCCAAATTTGTCTAACATATAATACTGATATTTTTGAGTGTCCAAATATAATTTATAAGTTCCGTTTTTTGATACTCCTTTCGGTTTGCTCTTTGCTACTTTTAAATGAACTTCGTTTTCTTTTGCTCCAGTTCCGTCAGGTAAAGCTAAATCAGTCGGTGGTCTCCAAGGTATTAAAACGCTTAAACCTTTTCTAAACCATACTTGACCACCTGCGAAATCTCGTGCGCTCGGTATAGGAAAATAACTTATATCAGTTCCTGCAATTGTTTTAGCGTGAACTAATGGTTGGTCTCTTACGTGGTTTATTATGCAGTTATGTCGATTTGTCTTTCTTGCGTTTTTTCTTGCAAGTCCTAAAATACGACTTAAATATTTATCTTCTCGTCCTAAGTCTGAATGTATAAAGTTTTCAGTTAGTTCATTCCAAGGGTCAATTGTTGTAGTATGGATTGTTATTTCGTGTTTACGTTCAATCTCATCTACTAAATCGTAAAACTTTTCAAGTGTTAAATCCTCGTCTATTGGGTCTATAATAATAAAATGTTCGTCAACAAACATTTGCGCTCGTGTTAATTCAGAGTTATTCATTCCAAATTCTCCTTGAGTAAATGGTTTACCTATGTATTTATAACAAAGTTCTGCGTATATTTCAGCAGCACTACCTGTTTCAGGTGAAAATACAACGTGATTCCAGTTATGTAAACACGAAAGGTTTATAAGAAACTCAAACCATATTTCCGTTTTACCACTTGCAGGAGCTGCTCCTATGTAAGTCGTGCAACCTTCTTTAATTGTATATGGTAACAATTCCCAATCCCAACCTATTGATTTACCTTTAACCTGCTTTTCGTGTCTAATGGTAAATAGTTCGGTGCTTAATTCGTTTAGTCTTTTATACATAGCTTAGTCAATTACTGTTCGTGGTTGTTGTGTTTCGTGTTTCTTTAAAAATGGAAGCGTGTTATTAATTTTGGACTTCCAATTTACTATTTTTTTATCATTCCCATCTTTCCAATCATTTAATATCCAACTATCGTATTTTAATCTAACTTCTAATTGAATAATATTTGGAACTTGACTAACAGCATATGCTAAAAATTCATCATAATCAGGTATATATATTTCTTTCTTTTCTTTCTTTACATTATTGTTAGTGGTTGCTCGTTGGTTGATTGTTGGTTGCTCGTTTGTTATTTCGTTGGTTGATACTTGGTATTTTTCATAACTAACTATTTGAATAATAGTACCTTGCGAACTTGTAACGCTGGTTATTTCGTTGGTTGAAATTAACTTAGTTAAAGCAGTTCTAATTTGTTGTGATGTTAAACCTGTTTCACGTGCTAATAAATCACGACTCGTAACAATAGAACCAACTTTTAATTCAAGTCCTTTAAATCGTTTTTCTTTGTGATTAGCTTTTAAAAGTAAATGTAGGAAAAGACGGAAGCAGTTATTATCGCTATACCATTCCCATTCTAAAATTTGCCTATGGAGTTTTATCCAGCCTTGATGATTTGTCATTGGTTGCGTATTTTGTTAAAAGAGAGCCGCCACATACATACACAACCACGAGATTATATGGCGGTTTACACTCTCTTAAATAAATTTCTTTTTGCATTTGGTTGCGTATGTTCTGCAAATATAAAAATAATTATTTAATCAAACTCAAAATTCTTGTAAAAATTATTTGATATATTAACACGAACCTTCCATCGCTTTAACTTTCTATAGTCAATCTTTTGCTTAGGATTGTAGATTATCATAGCTTTTCAATTTCAGTAACTACTTCTTTTAAGAATCGAATCCTATCTAAACTCATCGTTTCCTGTATTCTTTGGTGTGCTGTAAAGATTGCACAATTACGTGCTGTCCTATAATCTTTTATTCCGAGTCCAATATAGAACTTGTCTACTAACTCTATTGCAAATTGTTTAGGTGTCATACTTTAGATTTAACTATTACTTCATTATGGTTAATTACTTTAAAACTTCGTGTCCGTTCGTATTTCTGCATAAACTGGAGACTCATTTTATTATAAACGTCCTCGTGGTATTCCTTACCTTGTAAAAGTAATTCTTTTAAACGTTCTATTTGTTGCAACAAAACTGCTTCGTTTGTCCATTCGAACACTGCTGTAACTTCTTTAGCTTTCATATTCTTGGGTGTTTTCCGTTTTTTAATATTTTATTTTCTTCGATTTCGTGTTTACGTGCATAGTTCAAAACGTAGCTTTCGCAGTTTGCTAAAACACGGGACGAATATTTATACTCATCCTTAATATAAACGACATAATTCCTATAGCTTTTACCATTTGAATTAACTGTAGTTTCGTAAATCCAGCGATATTTCATATCCGAAGCATTTTATTGTGTTCATCAAATCGAACTAAGTACGCTTTTGCTTGACAAACCCTCATATAATGTTCAACGTCAAACTTGCCTATGTTCTTTTTCTTTTGGTCGTGCCAATAATTAATAATCTCTAATAAAGTTGGCTTCGTGTTTTTCTTCGTTCTCATCGCATAAAAATTAAAAGTGAATACAATGCACCAATCGTTATAATAAGTAACGGCAGAAAGCCTAAAAAGCACGTTAAAATGTCTTTATCTTCTTCGTTGCGTGGTGTAACTTGGTCTAACAAGTCGTAAAAGTGTTTTTTCATAACTTAAATATTAATTGTTTCAGCAAATATACTATATTTTTTAATATAAGTTACAAATCTTTAAAAATATTTTTTTAGGCAAATAAAAAACCCTCACTAAAAGCAAGGGTCTTCGTTAACAA